ATCGCTTAATAATTCAACAACATCAGTATCACTAGCAATAGCCCTTGCAGCATGTGCCTGACTTGAGATGTCTATACGCTCTTTTACGTTGAAAAAACTGCTAAGGGTTACGGCTGCAGCCTCTTTGACAGTTCCTTTAGATTTATTACTCATCTTGTTTCCTTTCTAGTGCCTTACCGCCCTTGAGTATTGACATGGACACTTTATTGTTAACTAACTTGCTGATGAAGGACTAAACTATATCCATCTCCCTGCAAGTTCATATTAGCATGCTTTTTTGCTCGTATAAGAACATCTTTATACTGACTCCTATACCAGCCAGCCATCTGTAAATTTTGTTCCTTGGCATACAGTCTCTGCATCACATGAAACATTAACGCTTCATGAAACTGAGGTGGGAAGCTAGGCTCAGATGCTAAGTTTGTAGTAAAATTAACATCCTTCTTGACATAGTGGATACGAATAGTTTTTGTGCTACTTGAGAGAGTAGACATATCATTACCCTCCAAGGAACCTACCCCTAGCTTATTCTCTCCTCCTTTAGTCCACCATGTAACTTGTGCCATTATGATGCCTCCGTAAGATCTGTATCGTCAGGTCTTCCAATAAATCTTTTTATAGGCTCATCGTCGTAATCAACTTGCCTGATCTTTAATACCTCTCCAGTATTTTCCAGCCCAGCCCACAACCCAGCAGTTAAAGGATAGTAACGTGCGTCTGCCTGTTCTGTCAGGGAGGCCGTATCAGTCAATATCTCGGTTTCCTCACAGAACTCATCCATAGCCCTATTAAGCATATTAGTAATTTGCTTATCTGGGACTCCTGGGAATGCCTGTTTAACCTCTTCAATCATTTCTTGTAGGGTCATACTCTAATTCCTCTTTTCTGAGGGTAATACATCGTACCTCTTCAGCAACAACGTAAGTTTACCATTATAATCTTCTTTTAAAGCACGCCACTCAGCAAGTAATTGGTTATGATTAGCCATAAAATTCTGTATTGTATTGACGTGATCCTGAACTTCTGTATTCACCAACGCCCCATAGCGCTGAAGATCGCTATTAAACTTCTGAAGAGTAGCTGAATATTCTGTGATAGCTTGCTCAAGCTGCTTTGCTCGATTCTGTATATCTACAGACGTTGCCTGCTGTGCATCAACTACAGCCTTTTGCTGGGCCATATCTGCATCTTTCATCGCATCCTGCACAGTAGATTGATAAACGGCCAACTCTTTATTAAATTCATTAAGTTCGTTCTGTATATCGGCTGTGTACTCACTTAAGCGTGTATTCTCTTTACGAGTGTGTGACTCAGCTATCTCAACATCATCGTTACCAATTGCGGTGTCGAACGCTGTCCAACTGACAGAAGTTGTAGGCTTAGTGTATGTCGGTGCTGTCCCTAAAGACCCAACAGTAACAGCTGAGACTGAAGTTGCAGCAGCATCAGTGTATGTAAAGCTTGGAGCATCAGCTACAGTAGGAGCAGTTGCAGTTATAGACAAAGCTCCTGGTAACTTACCACGACCATCTGCCATCAACCTCGGCATGCATCGTATAGCCGCGCCTAACACCAATAGACCTTCCATGTCCTTTGGGTACTTATCCCCAGAAGCTAAAGTTCCTGGAGTATCTCCATGTGCTATTGTAGGATATGCTATTGATATAAAGTTTCCAGTAGCTTTCTCTCCATCGCTCACTATGAAATACTTGCGTACAGAAGGATCAAGATAGTAAACTGGATCTCTCTCTGACGTAAAATATAGCGAATTAGAGTCTGTTGCTAGCTTACCAACATTTGGAGATACTTCCTTCGCTGGGTAGCCTGGAGTATTAAGTACTTCTACTATCCTCTCACCAGGCGCAGTAAGTCCAATTGTAGTGACTGGTGTAGATTTAGTAAAATCTCTCACCTTTTGCTCAGGAAGTAGGTCTAGAATGCTCGCAGCTTCATCAGTTAAGGCATCGCTAAGGAAATCATCGTCACTGACTGACCCAACCATATCCTCTATTCTGACTTTGAAAGTTGCCATTATTGTATAACCATGAACCTACACGTTGCAGCAGCAAGAGTACTTGCGCCATCAAGAACAAACCCATAGTATGGAACTTCCTGTCCTCTTACCAAATCATCGGCATCATCTGCTATATTCAGATTAGGGTCTACTATTGTAGCCCCAGCAGCAGTTTTGACATCTGCTATTACATCAGGATTAAGCAATACACCATCCGTTACAGTCAACACTGCACCAGCAACAGATAGGGCGAATGAGTCTGAGTAACCAGCATAAATATCTACTGGTAATGTAGCACCATCCAACGTAGCTGCCTCCGAATTTACAATAAGCAGAAAAGACTTAGATGTGTCCAATCCAGTGGGTGTCTTTAAGGTCGCGCTGATAGATTCTGCTGTCGTAGCCACAACGTCACATTGAGCAACATAGTGATTATTTACTGTAGTCTCTGTCCATGCTCCTTGGGTTAAAGCCATTAGGCCACCTCTTTAATTACTTTTTCTATTCTATTAAACATCTCAGTAAAACTGTAGTTCTTGTCTATAAACATACGGTAATCTCTTGGGAACCAACCATTAGTAAGTAGTTCCTCTAGCTGAGAAGGCGTTTCCCACACCCACTCTGGCTTATAAATGTTGCCAGCACCGATCCAATCGTAGAGCAGAGGCTTCAGCCCACAAGCCATTCCCTCCATAACTGTCATGTGTTGGCTTTCTCTCGGGCTAGTTGAGAGAACATAAGACTTATCCTGGAACCAACCAGCAATGTCGTCTTGCCAATTGTCTAAAATCAAATTATCTGGAGCCTTCTGCTTAAAATACTCCGCTATATCATCCTCTTGGAATTTCCCAGCTACATGAAACTCATAATTGGGCAGCATCTTAGCTAGCATTAATAAAAGATTAGCACCCTTTTTATTGCTAATATACCCAGCCCAGGCTATCTTATTATTTTGCCTAAATCCATTGATTGGGAAATCCTTTACATCAACACCATTTGGTATAACAACAGCATTCTTAATGTTGCCGTATCTACTTTCGACGTAATCTTTTATGTGGTCTGCTACAAAGATTACTTTATCAAACTTGTTTAAATCCATATACTTAATAGGCTCACTAAATGCCTCATAAGCGTGTATTCTTAAAATCTTTTTTGCATCTGTTTTAAAGTCGAGTACTTTCAATGCCTCCATGTCAGCCCACTCAACCCAAATAAGCTCTGCTTCTTTAGCTAATTCGGGCTTTAGCTTAGCAGTAATCACGTAATCCTCATCGGATAAGTTCTCTAATATCGGATCTAAGAACGTACTGTTCTCTGCTATGAAGTAATACTTTTTCGGCTTAAACTGGAATTTCACATCTCCAGCACAAGAGTAGTCTTCGTGTTTTCTATAAAAATACCCAAAGTTATGTGGCACTACAATATACTGTTTGCCATCTGCTAAAGCTCTCTCCATATATTCGCGATCTATTCCACGCTTTAGCTTCTCGTTAAACTTTTGTTCCATCAAATACTTTTTACGCCACATACCAGTACAAGTACGTGCGAATACTGCAGCTTCGCCTTTTTCATTGAAAGCAGTCATATAGCTTGTAATGTTAACTATGTTCTCATTGTCGGAGACATAAGCAACAAGAGATTGGACATACTCGCGACTGATATAATCGTCATCGCCAACATACAGAACCCAATCACCATTAGCTAGCTCAGCCCCCAAGTTATAACATTCACCAATAGAGAGCTTCCTACCAAGATTATCTATCTTTACCAACTCAACTTCCATACTCTGCGCCTTAACAGACTCTTCCGCAATATGCACCCAATCAGGATGCTTATCGCTCCGACTATCTACTAAGACTATCGAGACTTGTACAGCCATAAATTTCCACCTAACTCTTCTCTTGGCACACCAGCAAAGAAACCACTTTCGGTCTCGATGTCGTAAATATTTGCATCAAGCGCTCTAAGCTTCAAGAAATTTTCAGCACGCTTCATCTGCACAATTGCATAACCATCTTCGACTCTGCATCGAACCCACCCCATATCTATCATATGATCCCTGGGATCAATCCTATTCCTCAATATATCTACTTCTTCCTTAGTCAAGCCACGATCAATAAAAGCAGAATCAGACATAGAGTGCAGAACAGAAGTCCCATTATTATAATCTTCTTTAGTTACTACGTCGCCAATCTTACTAAGGATAAGATTCCATATATGCACACTATGCGTATCTGAATTGAAAATTTTACCCCTCTCGTCAATCCATAAAATCTTAGGAGGCGACCCTAAGGCCGCCCCCTTATGATTGTCTCTAATCACGCGAGCCGCTGTACACAAGAATGTCGAAGACAACGGTGTCAGTTTTCTTCTGAACACCATCTGAGTCTACGAAAATCTTATAGAAAGGACCTTCGCCATTAACAGAAATATCATAGACAGACGACTTGACAGCCTCATCTATTGTAGTCTCGAGATCGTCCTTAAGTAATACATAAGTACCACTTCGAGTACCACAAACGTAGATAGCAACGTCTGCGTCTGAGCTAAGATTTGTAGCCCCTGTGTTGGAAATCACAACGAAATCCTTCCCAGGCGGTATAAAATCGATAACAGATCCTGTCAGATCCTGGCCAGCAGAATCTGATGTAGTAACTGTTAAAGTTTCTGTAGCACGCATAAACACATCACCACGACTTGCGCCGGTTGTGGTGCATTTACCAACTGATGTAATTGTCCAAGCCATATAACCCTCCTACTTAATCTTAAAGAGTTTATGGGACTCAATCAACTGAATGCCAACACCTTCGTCAGAGAAGTACTGATCTTTTACATAATCAGCATCATTTTCCTGAATCGAAGCCTGGAACTTAGGAGCGCGATACTGTACATGCTGTAAGTTCTCATCAGAGACCACTAGCATATATTTATTGTACGCATCCCGCAAGGCAGGAGTCGGAATCAACTGCAGAATTCCATGAGGCGTTTCAAGAATCTTGTAGTTAAAACCAAGATGATCACGCTTCATGTCACTCAGGTTGACAGTCCAGCCAGACTTAGCAGCCATTCCGGCAGTGCTAGCCATCTTAGACCAGTAACTCATGGCTCCTGGACCAGCAAAAGCACGTTTCATACCTGACTCTGGGAAGTACTGAAATACTTTCTCCATGTCATCCACGAAATTCGCATAGTCGTAGGAAGCTTCATTAATGGTAAAGATGTTCTGGTCGTCGCCACTGGAAGCACCATGCTGTTCTATTCCAGGTATAATACCCATCGTAGTTCGAATGTTCTTCGAGTTAGCGTCCGTCAACGTCATATCCGCAAAGGTTCCAGTGAGGTTCATATTGCTACGACCAAACAGGAAAGCCTTTTCCTTCTGGATCTTGTGTTCCATGTTCTTCTGATCGCGCAAGCGCGACAGTTCGTTCTTTTCTCCGCGAAGAGCAGCTTCTAACAGAGTTCCTGTGATCTCAACCGCTGTCTTAAATATCTGACACTGGTTCCAGATCATGGTCAGTTCATCTGCCCAAGCTGTTGCAGAGCGTGTTCCTTCACCCTGTGCATTACCGATTACTCGCAAGTAGTCGCCTGACACTGTGGTAATGGAACTTGCGCCTGCATTTTTAACGCTTAAATTAGCACTAGCACCCGAGCTTGATACAGCGGTGATTACTAATACACCACGATTAGTTGTCTGGGTTGAATCCCAAACATCCAGCTCTAATCCAATCCATGAATTATAGGCATAATCTCCACCGGCACCTTCCATGCCCACGACGGAGCCAGAAGTTACAGCGATAGTATCAGCACCATCATCAGAAGCGATTGTGGTCGCTGAGGATGTGGTGAAATACTGATTTTCCCAAGGATTGCGGTGTTCAAAGAACTTGAATTGAGGATCTTTCAGTCCAGATTTGGTACCGCGATTAGCGATGACCGTGGTGAAAGGAGTCACGTCTGTCCAAAGTTCTTTGATAACCTGAGGTGCAATATAAAAATCACGTCTGTCTGTCCATAGTACTCCCGTACTATAACTAGACGCGGGAGCTAACGCTTTAGCATTTGCAGCCATTTATATTCCCTTTTATGTTAAGCTACTGTCTCTTTTTCTTCAGAAGGCCCATATTAAACTGCTGTTCCTCAGTCAACTCTTCGACGGGGGCAGTCCCACCAGCAACCGCAGCCACTGGCAAAGGTTTGCCCAAAGTTTCCTGTTGTTTCTTTAATATAGCCTCCCTCTGAGCCCCAACTGTTTCTTCTGGGGTAGGAGTAGTAGCCATTTTATCCAACGCCACTAGATTCTGAAGATTAAAACTATCAGGTCTAGTGTACTTGTCAATGAACCCTAACGCAGCTTCGTACGTATACTGGTGCTTTGTCATGAGTTCCTGCACCCATTTGTTGACTTGCTTATTCTCCGCGTCAGCTTGGCGTTGCTGTTGTACATACAACTCCTGCTTCTTTACGAGGCTGGCGTTGTAATTAGCAAGATTCTCATTATAAGAATCCAACTCATTTAAGTACTTTCCGCTTTCGCTGTCAGGATCTTCAAATGCAACTCCTGGGTCATAACCAACTGGACGAACAGGGCGCTCAGGCATCGTAAGTTCCTCAGATCTCCCACTATTGGGTATAACCGTCGAACCACCACGAATGTCATTTTCTATTGCATCAAGTATCTGCGGATTGTTTTCGATATAGCGAGCTATGGGAGCAACAGAGTTGAGTTGATTTAACTGCTCACGCAACTGTTGGTTCTCATTCTCTTTCTTATCGGCTTCGCTCTGCCAATACTCAAACCGTTGTTCTTCCTGTTGTGCTGGATCTGGACTCTGCTCAGGTTGACCACCTTCTTCCTCAGGTGATGGTTGAGCTTCTGCAGCATTTGGTTCTGCTATAGGTTCATCAAAAAGGAACAAGCCCTTATCGGCCCCACCAGCCTCAATTTCTTGAGCTACAGCAGTCTCAGCAATGCTGGGAGTTTCTTCTATAATACTCATTACTTCTTATCGCTTTCTTTTTTATCTTCTTTCTTGAGGTCGGAAATTGATTTCTCAGCATCCCCGAGCCGTGATTCAAAGAGTTTGGCGGAAGCGTCCGCCCTTGTAGATATAGAATCTAAATCTGACTTAAATTTTTCTAATTCAACACGTTTCTTATCATGCATAGCTTCTCTGTCAGAAGTTTGCAAGTCTCCACGTACCTTCTTCAGCTCTTCTTGCAACTGCTCTATCGCCTGACGAGCCTGAGCAAGTTCACTAGAACGATTTAGCACACCCTCTATGTCAAATACTTCACTATGCTTTAAGACTTCAACCTGATCAATGAGTTTCCTGTCATAGAAGTCCATCAAGTATTCTGTGGCACCCCATCTGTTCGACGGTAGCGTAGACCCAGAGACTACGATAAGATCGTAATTGCCGATGGTAACATCATTTATGCGCCCGACTATATCACCACTAGCATCATCGACAATAGGATCATTGAACACAACTTCTCTGTCTGGATGATTCGGCTTAAGTATACGGATTGTCTTGCGATCTGTATAGGTTTGCTGCACCATCTCAACAACAACCTTAGCAACCTGATTCAAGCCTTCTTCTATGTCGTCACGCTTGCTTTTTATCCTACGCTGCCCGAACTCATCTAGCGCAACTGTACCCCTAAACGTAGCAGGCGCTTGAGCTGGATCACCTTGCTGCAGCGGATAGATACCAAAAGAACGCTCTATGTACGCGATTGCATCCCCGATATTCCTATACAACTCTGTTGGTAATGGTATCGGCGTTAAAACCTTAGGCTCACCTAAATCGTAATCAACCTCAATTATACTAGCCCCAGCCCTGCTAAGTTCCTGTTCAAGCATTTGTTTATTTTGGGAACCCTTAGGAACAATAAGCTTGGGAGATGTGGATGTACTAGCGTGCGCTATAATCAGTGACTGAATCTTATTTATGTACTCCTGCATACCTTTCACAAACCTAACATCGCTCATCGGGTAAGGATTACGATTGTGATGATTCATGAATGGTATAATCGGATACTCACTTACTTCTAAAATTACGTTTGCTCTTTCAACACCACCAGCGCTTTGTACATTACGTATGCGATTTACTTCAACATTCTTGTTGATTATCACACCTTTGTCGATCAACTCACCCTTATTTGTCAAAGTTATGAAGACAGTGCTTCCAGGTATAGCATCTGCGCCTTCTTCACCAGCTTCCATCCTTACTTCACCAGTAACTTGATCCTGAACCTTGTGGTAAACCCCACCAGTTTGTTCATATATAGCCAACATCTCCATTGTAGCTACTTTATTCGTGACTACGTTACTGTTTCCAGCAACATCGTTTAACTCAAAGGCAATCTCTACTCGGTACTTCTCATACTGCTCGTCGTTAAATATATACTCTTCTCGGGTAGATGTATCGTGAAGATGATGATACATGGCCTTAACTTTTGAATAGCGGTCTATGAACTCGTAGGTATTTGTATGAGACTTATCGACATCGCTCTGGTCTAGCTGCTGATCTTCTTCGTTGTGCCGCTGCATACCAGGTTCGCGATAATCCTCAGATGGCTTAGCATCCTTTAGCCTACCCTTCATATCTGGGAATGCTGTCTCGATCTGCTCCCTTGTCATAATCTTAGAAACTATGATATGAGCAGCATCTCTACAGAACGGGTCGCTGGAGGAAGGATCTATATATAAGTCAAGTGGGTTTAGTGATGTGATATAGACTTCTCCCCTGGCAAAGTCAGCCTGGGGATCAACGTAGACTTGCATGGCACCCATACCTCGGACGTAATAATCGTCAACTACACGTTTTAAGTGCATGTTGCCGACGGATATATCCCAGATATAGGCCATTATATCAGAAAAGACCCTTCCAACGCGACGGTCTGAATCTTCTCTAGCTGTGGATTGAAATCGGGGCTTATTTGCTGTCAGCATTGCTATTGCCTGATCGACAGCATTTTGTATAGTGGGGACTACTAGAGGTGCCTGATCTTTATTATCTAAGTCACGCTTATCCTCGGGAGCCCACTGCATGTTATTACGAAATTCGTCGTCCTCACGAGCCTGCAATGCCCAAGAACTTCTTGCTGATTGATAGTCGTCCAGTAAGCGCTCAGACAGAGCTACGGCATCAGTTACCGAAACTGCCTTGCCTCCTGGGAGTGAATCTTCTTTACCAGAAAAGATGTTAAATGAGGGGATTGCCATTTTTTTCCTTTGTTGGGTCTAAAATCACAGAGCGAATATACACATAAAAACCTATATTTGTCAAGTACTTTATACAGCCTTCCATTTGTTCCGTCGAGAAACCTGTCTCCAGATGTTAGTTAGGACACTATCTTTGTACCCATGATCAGGCCTATAGAGCCCCATCATGGCATAGTACAGGCCATCAAGTAAGTCATCATGCTTACCTCGCGGGTACATTAACAACTCGCTACGCATCTCCTCCTGTCCCTCGTGAAGAAACACTTTCCCACGCGAAAAGAATGGCTGCATTGTCTCCAATCTAGCACTCTTACTAGACCTTGGTTGGATCTTCCGCTCAAGCCCAGGGATATGAACCCCTTCTAAATTCCTTAAATAGTCCCTCAACATCTCCTGATACCCAGTAGTCTCAATCTTCGTTCTAGATGGT